CTTTGGGGTCAGTGAACATGGATGGTGCTGGGGCATCCATTGGAACGTAAGGCTTGGGGTTTACAAACACAGGTGGGGCTGGCATAACGGGTGCGGGTGCTGCCACTACTGGCGCAGCTTTTACCACAGGGGCGGGTGCTGGTGCAACGGGTGCGGCTGGTGCTATATTGCCGGACTCTAATTTAGCAGTCAGGGCTTGGACAGCAGCAGTCAGGGCTTCAATTTTGGATTCGAGAGACATACAGAGATTCCTTTACGTTTACAGGTGGTTGAATTACAAGACGGTCTTGACTGAACGCCTCGATGATTTCACGAATGACATCAGACGGCTTACCGTACTTCTCTGCCTTTCGGTGAAATGCTTTGTGATCGTAAGGGGTGAGCCTCACGGTCAAAAACTTGGTTTTGGATTTGGTTGCCATAAATATTTCCTAATCAGTTGACGCAAGTGTAGCACGATGTGCTAAGATTGTGCAACAGTTTGAAAAATATTTTTTAAGCAAAGAAAAAGCCCCGTGGATTAGACGGGGCTAAGAGGAGACTTCCATGAAACAAATGACAACTGCTAGTGTCAGGAACATTATATGAATACAGCTACCACAGTGCAAGCCCATCCTGCATCTATTGATGCCTATATCCGACACGGCTGGTCACTTGTACCCATCCCAGCAGGCACTAAGGGGCCACGCACACCGGGATGGAACATAAAAACCAATGCGCTCAAGGATCAGAACGATCTGCCCACGGGCTACGGTATCGGGTTAGCCCATGCGTACAGTGGCACGATGGCCTTGGACATTGATGACTGGGATGCCACGGTCACGCTACTGGCTGAACACGGGATTGACCTTCAAGCCTTGTATGATGCTAACGATGCCGTCATCGTTGATTCGGGCAGGGCTGGTCACGGCAAATTATTGTTCACCATGCCCTTTGGCCTTGCGCTGCCATCCAAAAAAATCACGCATGAAAATGTAACTGCATACGAGTTGCGCTGCGCTACGGTCAACGGCCTTACGGTGCAGGATGTGCTGCCACCAAGCATTCACCCCGATACACGCCAGCCTTATCGTTGGGCAGGTAGGGGTCACTGGATGCGCTTACCCACGATCCCGCAGGCACTACTTGACCTTTGGCAGTCCATGCTTGACATTGACAAGGTACGCACCTTGTCCACTGGCGAAGGGGTCAACGCATCATGGGATGAGATTCGCACGGCCTTAGAATTTATTAATCCCGATTGTCCCCGTGACGATTGGATCAATACAGGCATGGCACTGCACTGGGCAGGCACGCAGACAAACCAGCTTGACCAAGCGTTGAGTCTTTGGAACGAGTGGTCAACGCCTTCAACCAAGTACCCCGGTGAACGTGAGATTCTGACCCAGTGGGCTAGTTTTACCACTACCAAGACGCAAGTCATTCGATTAGGTACGCTGTTTAACATAGCACGCAAAGCAGGATGGACACGCCCCACACCCGATGTGGCATCCATGTTTGCAGCAGTGGAGTCCCCAACAGACCCAAAGTCGGTGCTGGTTGACCTACGGCCTCGGCCTCCAGCAATGGACATTTCAGTATGGCCTAAAGTGTTGTCCCGCCGTGCAGATGAGATCGGTCAGACAGTCGGCTGCGATCCCTTAGTCCCGCTGTTCGCTGGGCTTGCTGCTGTGTGCGGTGTCGTCGATGCGCGTACTCGGCTTGAGTTAATCAAAGACTTCAAAGTGCCACCCGTGCTGTGGTTAATGACGATTGGTGCGCCAGCAGACAAGAAAACGCCGGGTTCTGCCCCTATGCTTGCGCCCCTCAAAATATTTGAAACTGAAGACCGTCCCCGCTTTGGCAAAGAGTTACTGGCATGGGAAGGTCAGGAGGCCATGTATGCTTCAAGTAAAAAGGCATTCTTGGACTTCTCAGCCAAGCCCGAGGCTATGCTCAGTGGCGACGATGCGCCAGTGGTTCACAATCTGCCACCCCAGCCTGTACCCCTGCGGATCACAGTCGATGACGTTACCAGTCAGAAGCTAGTGCGCTTGGCAGCAGACCGTCCCCGTGGCCTGTTATGCGCCTTGGATGAGATGAACAGTTGGGTTCGCAAGCTAACAGACAAGGCCAGCGGTGAAGATCGAAGCGCATGGGTCAAGGCTTACGAGTCGTCCCCGTATGAGATGGATCGCGTAGGCAGCGGGTCGATCTACGCCGAGAATCTCGCGGTGTCCATTTATGGCAACATCCAGCCCCGCGTGTTCCGCGATAACCTGCACAATCTATCAGCCGATGGGCTGGTGCAGCGGTTTATCCCGTGCATCCTAAACGGTGACTTGACGCGCAAGCCCGTCGAGATACCCGACTACCTGCTCAATAAGCAGCAGTGGGAGCAAACCCTGCGGATCGTGTTCGCGCTGCCTGCAATGACCTACCAGTTAAGCCCCGAGGCCAAAGCCGTGTTCCAAGAGTTCCAAGACTGGTACGACACCAAGCGCAACGACGAACGGCTTCTCCAGTCCGACGACACCTTTATGACCGCCTTCGGTAAGGTCGAGGGGTTAGCTGGTCGCCTCATGCTCATGTTTCACCTCATGGAGTCGCCCTTCTCGTTCACCGTGTCCGGCGATCTCGCTGCCCGTGTGATTCACATTGTGCAGACCTACATCATCCCGGCCTATCGTTACGCATTGTCCGAGTTGTCCGGTTCGGCTAACTTTGACACATGGCTGCGGGACTACATCATCCAGCACGCCGATGAGCCGATGATTACGATGGCAGAGATTAAACGGTCAGCACGCAGACAGATCGAGAAAACGAACGTATGGCAGCAGGATCAAATGATCTACGGGGCGATGTACCCACTAGAACAGGGTCGCTGGGTCATGCGCCTAGACGATGCCAGCCGAGAGAATCAGCACTTCGCCCAATGGGTCATAAACCCCGCACTAGCTGTGCAGTTCAAGGATCACCGCGCCGAGGTCATTCGCGCCAAGCAGCGGCAGTTGGATGACATTTACCGATTGTCCAAAAAAGAAAAGCCCCGAGTTCACGGGGCTGAGTTGTTGGATTAAAACGGGCTGTTAGGCCATTGATCCCGTTTCTGCTGCTGGTAGTCCCGTTCCTCTTGTTTAGTCCACGGGATCGCCCCAGTAGGCGGCGGGAAAGGCCAAGGCGGGGGCGGTGATTCGTTTGCCATAGCCTTTTTGCTTTGGTAGCCTGTCATTCCACCACCTCCTGCTTTGCGGTCAATGCCTCAAGGCGTTTAATTCTCGCTACGTTGTAGGCAACGATGGCAGTGTGGTACTCCATGCTTGACTGGTGGCGCAACTTAGTCCGCTGTGCCTGTATCAGTTCCTCGGCGATCAGTTCGGCGGGGGTCGGCATGACCCAGTGGTTCGTAAGCCACTCCCATACGTTTTTTAGATGGTTCATTTTGTTTCTCCTCTTGCGTTCATCATTGCATCTGCCATTTTGTATGCCCGTCTAACAGTCCAATCAAAATCATCTTCATGAACCCCTCCCATCAGCTCAGCTTGCATAGCCTTGGCTGCAAAGTAATCACGCAGGGTCATGCCTATGTGCATATTTGGAACTGGAAATGTGTCGTTTCTGTTTATCAAGTACTCTTTCATTTGAAAATTCCTTTCGCTAAAACTACTTTAGTGGGTTCGCATTGTTTGGCCTGCGCCTGCTTGGTGCTGATATAGCCCAAGGCAAAGCAGATCACGGCAAACACGCCTACGCACTTAAAAAACGTCATGGCACTGTCCCACATCATCTCAAACACGGTGGGGCTTTCCTCATCGGCCAATATCTCATCGTTAAACTCGGTTGTCATGGTTATGCTCCTTTAGTTGTCCAGTTAGTCGGAAATAGTCGTTCTGCTCTAGCACCTGCCTGCGCTCGCGCTCTAGGTCACGGCGTAGGTCGATCAGGCGGTCTATCTGCTCGGTTAGTTTCTGTTCTTCTTGCTCGGTCATAGTTCGGCCTCTTTGTGTTCTGCGGGTTTAGTCGGTGGCCTGCCCCTCTTGGGTGCAGGGCTTGGCAACAGTTGCGCGTGCAGGCTAGGCGCGAGGGCTTCCATTGTGCCAAGCACGTCGAGTAGACGGTCAACGGCTGCGCCCGGGGCGCGTGTGCCGATCGTCCAGTGTCTAAGGGTGGACACGCTAACGCCTAGATACTCAGCGAGTCGGGTATCGTCTAGGCCAAGGCGTTCGGCGATGGCCTTTAGGCGGTCACTGGCGGCGGTTTTGTCGGGTTTTTTAGTCATGGTGAGGGGTTGGGTTGGTTAAAGGTCAAAAACGAGTAGTAGTAGGGCTACCAGTAGCGCGGCTAAGACTGCGGTCATTTAAGGGCTTCCGATAGGGTGCAGCCTGCGCGGTCAACGTCTCCGGCTTTCAGATAATCGGCGGCAGCAGTTACCAGCGCGGTCATTTCGTCGAGTTTGTCCTGCATTCGGGCTAGGTCGTCGTCTAGCATATCAATGCGGCGTTCTTGATCCTTTTCCAGCTTCTCCCAGTCCATTTCCGATTCAACGGCGGCATCCTGCGCGGCTTCTAGGTCTAGGCTATCGTCCGAAGCCTGCGCGAGTAAGGCGGCGGTGGTTGTGAACCCCTCGGCATAGGCTAGGCGCTCACGTTCTGCAAGTGTTAGGGTATTTAATAGCATAGTCATTCTCCATATATGCGGGTTAAGGTGTCGCGGGTGTCTTGGATCGCCATAGCTGCGGCGGCGTGATCGTTCTCCAGTGGCTGCCAAATAGTGATTTGCTTCCAATCTTCGCTTAGGTTGTCCGGATCAAGGGCGTGCAGTATTTCCTGAAATGTCCAATTGTCCGGATATTCGGTTAGGAATAGGGAAAGCGCAACGCGCTCGGCTTTGGTTAAATCTGCGCTCATGGTCATGCTCCCATTAGTAGTTTTTTAAGATAGGCCACTGGCTTGCCGCTGATCCGCGACAATTCTCCCA